CTATGCACGTTGGGCAAAATTAGCACTTGAAGAAATTACCCCTGCATTGCATCATCGTATTGGTGGTCTTGCTATGGGATCAGCTGCTCTAGGTATGGGTCAATTAGAAGATGTTAAACGAGCATTTTATGTTACTCAGATGCCATATACTAGACCATTTCATTTACACGTATTGGGCGTAGGTGCATTACGTCGTATTCTTCCTTATATTTGTTTTAGTCAATCTGGTTTATATGAAGGCATTGATATCTCATATGACTCAACAACGCATTCTATGTCATTGGATAATGGATTGTTTTATTTTTCATTCGCTAAAAAAGCAGCAGGCTCACCATATGGTGGAACATCTGTAAAAATGGGTAGAGAATATTCTAACATTTACAGAACAGTTACTAAAGAAATTAATACAGTGTGTGGAACAAATTATACCCCTGAAGAATATCACATCTTGATGAATAGAGGTGTAGGTGTTCATTTAGAAGCAGGTGGACAATTTGTAGATATTATGCGAGCTCGCCTTGCTTTTATTTTAACAAACGTACATAATTTTACTCACGATGTAAATGCTTTAACGGAATCTAAAGAATTGTTTTTAAAGTTCTGCAGAGAAAAAGATTGCGAAAATGAATATGCTACATTATTTGATGTTAAGACACTTGCTGATTTTGAGCACTGGGAAAAGAACGTAGGCAAACATATGGATTCCGAACCAGTTAATACACAACCGCCCGTTTCACTTGAGGATTTATTTGCATGACCGATATTATTTCAGACGATCCAGTATTTTTTACAGATACAATTATACACAGTAAACTAATTAAAAAGAAAAGTTCTATTTGGGTTACCTTTCAAAAAGAGGGTATTCATAAATATCCTCAAGCTGCAACTGATCCTAAATTAGCAACAGGCGACTGGCTAGACGTTTCATTCTTAGGAACACCTCATAGACATATTTTTCACTTTCGAGTAGAGATGGAAGTATTTCATGATGATCGAGATGTTGAATTTATCCAAGCAAAACGCATTATGGAAAAGTGGTATTCGGATGGCACGCTACAATTAGATTTTAAATCGTGTGAAATGATGGCAAATGATCTTTTTGATAAATGTTATGTTCAATGGCCTGACAGAGATTATACTATTGAAGTATCAGAAGATGGTGAAAACGGTTGTAGAATTAGTTTTGAAAGGATAGCGGGTGAGTAAATTATATTATATGGGTTTAGAACCCTATGAAGGTCGTTATACTTTACAATTACAACAATGGAGCGAAGCTGCATTTAAACGCAGAGGTATTGACTATGAAGTAATTCATGGTGATATTTTAGATGACTCTAAAGCAATTGTCACGGGTCAAGTACTTGATGCCCATGGGCGTAGTTATTATTCGTTGACACAAATGGCTAATCTTATTAAGAAGATGAAAGCTGGTGAAATTACTTGGCAAGATACAATCTTTTTTGAAGATATGTTTACTCCCGGAATTGAGGCATTGCCCTATATTATGGATCAAGTAAGTTTTGAGTATCAACCTCGAATCTTTGTACGTTGTCTTGCACAAACAATTGATCCGGATGATTTTGTTCACGTATGGGATATGCAGAAGTGGATGGGTCTATACGAAAAGATGACAGATCAATTTGTTACCGGTGTACTTGCATCTAACGAAGAGATGGTCGCTCATATGAAAATTGCAGGATGGGAAGCACCTGTTTTTAATATCTCCGGACTAGCATTTGATAAAGATGAAGTTCGTGGTCGTGTATCCACTCGCATTCCATTTAATGAGCGTAAACTTCGTGTAGTATTTGCTGCAAGATTCGATCAAGAAAAACAACCTGATTTCTTTATGGATCTAATTGAAAGATATCACACAATTAATCCCAATGTAGAGTTTGCTGTTCTTTCAGGCGGCCCTTTACGTAGTAATAACGAAAAATATTTAGCTCGCGCGCGAGCAATGGAAAAGACTCACAATTTTAAAATCTATGAGAATCTTAAGAAGAATGAATACTATGAATTGTTAGGTGATTCTCGAGTATTGTTTAATTGTGCCTTGCAGGATTGGGTAAGTAATACAGCATCAGAAGCAGATGCATTAGGTACAAATTGTTTGTATCCTGCGTACAGATCATTCCCCGAAACATTTGCTAATGATCGTGAATGTTTATACATCCCATGGTCGCAAGATGATGCAGTATTTAAATTAAATACATTGTTGTTTCAAGAGAGAGCAAACTTAGGTAAGCTGTCTGATTGGACGTCTGGTACTATTGATCGTTGCTTAGATATTATGTTTGAAGATAATTCTAAATGGTATCGTAGCGGTAAGGATTACAGAGATTATGTCCCAGCAGCCAAGTACTAAATTAGTTGTTGTTACTGGTTCTGCCGGTTATATCGGTGGACAGACTTGTATCGAATTAAAGAAACAAGGATACGAAGTTATCGGTATTGATAACAGACATAACGAACATCTTGACGAATATCAAGATGAATACCTACAATGTGATTTTACAGATATGGATGCGTTTAGTCTGTATAAAAAGGTTTATCCTGTAGCAATTATCCATTGTGCCGGTACTAGTTTAGTTGGTCCTAGTATGCAAAATCCAGGCCATTACTTTCACAATAATGTATCTAAAACAAATTTACTATTAGACTTTGTTGCTAAACATATTCCAAAAACTAAAATTATTTTTAGTAGTAGCGCATCTGTTTATGGAATTCCTACAACAAAAACACCATTAAGAGAAAACGATAAGGTAGATCCAATATCTCCGTATGGCGAATCTAAGTTAATGGTTGAACATTTATTGGAATGGTATCATCGATGCCACAAATTAAATTATACCGTATTTAGATATTTTAATGCGTGTGGTGCAGATGATAAAGGTCAACATGGCCAAGAACCAAATGCGACACATATATTTGCCAAACTATTTGAAGCAGTCAAAAATAATACAGCATTTACTTTAAATGGTGCAGACTATGACACACCTGACGGAACTTGTATTAGAGATTACATTCATGTTCAAGATATTGCGCTTGCACATATAAAAGCTATTGACAATTCTATTCAAGGCATATATAATTTAGGTATGTTACAGGGACATTCCAATCTACAAATTCAAATACTTGTAGAAAGAATTACCAATAAAGAAATTGTAACATTTATTAATAGGCGACGCGAAGGAGACCCTCCATCGTTAGTTGCTGATAGTACAATGTTTAAACGTCTTGCAGATTGGACTCCTTATTATAATATGACAGATGTTTTATTATCACTTAATAAATGGTATAATTCTCCAACATATGAGGCTTTAACAAAACAGCGGTCTTTCCCGAACATTCATCCCGCTTTATAAATTCTGCATGTCGTCAAACTTACTTAAAGAGGCAAGAGATGGCAAATAAAAAATTCTTCTCAACAAAAACATATAGACAAATAGGTCCTGTAGCTTACAGGCAATGGCGCGCAGATTCTCATTGTAATTTAATTCATGGTTATGCCATGAGTTTTCATTTCGAATTTGAAGCAGATACATTGGATGCCCGTAATTGGGTAACTGATTTCGGTGGGTTACGACCACTTAAAGACAAGCTAGAAGAATGGTTTGACCACACTCTACTAGTTGCACAAGATGATCCAATGCGCGAACATCTATTGGAATTGGGTAGATTAAAACTAGCTAAGATTACAGAAGTAGAACGTACAGGATGTGAGGGGTTATCCGACTTCTTATATGAATATATTAACACAATCTTTTTACCTAATTGCGGTAGCGAAGAAGCTAAGCGAGTTTGGTGCTGCCGAGTAGAAGTTCGCGAGACTGATTCTAATATGGCAGGCCGTTCTGGTCATAGAGAAGACAACGAATTTAATTAATACATGAAACTTTGTTTATTGGGTGATACTCATTTTGGTGTTAGAAATGATTCTAAAGCATTTCACGCTTATTATGAGAAATTTTATAGTGAGGTATTTATACCTTATTTGTTAGAGCATAATATTGATACTGTTATTCAATTAGGCGATCTATTTGATCGTAGGAAATATATCAATTTTAATTCTCTTGCAGAAGCAAGACGATACTTCTTTGATCCATTAGAAGCAAACGGCATTAAACTTCTAACACTAATCGGCAATCATGATATTTTCTGGAAAGAAAGTCTTGATGTTAATTCGCCTGACCTATTATTAAAAGACTACGGCAACATTACGATCTATCAAGAGCCAGGTAAATTTGTATATGATAACATTACCTTTGATATTGTCCCGTGGATTTGTAAACAAAATGAAGCAGATATTGCATCATTTATAGATCAAAGTTCTGCAGATTATTGCGTAGGTCATTTTGAGATTGCAGGATTTCAAATGATGAAAGGTATCGACAACCATGAAGGAGTTGATCGTAGTTACTTTAAACAATATAAACAAGTAATAAGTGGACATTTTCATACTAAATCATCTGAAGGCAATATTACATACTTAGGTACTCCGTATGAGTTAACCTGGAATGATGAAAGTGATCCTAAAGGGTTTTTCATATTTGACACCGAAACACATGATATAGAATTTATTCAGAATCCATATACTATTTTTACTAAGTTCTATTACGACGATGATAAATTTGATCCTGACACAATTGATGTATCTATTTTTACTAGTCAACACGTTAAATTAGTTGTTGTTAAAAAGAAAGACTTTGTTAAATTTGAGAAATTTATAGAGCGAATTTATAAACAAGACCCATTAGAATTAAAAATTATTGAGGATTTTTCCGAATTTGAATCTGAAGCATTAGATGCTTCAATTGATTTAGAAGATACTATGACTCTGTTATCTAATTATGTAGATAGCGTTGAGACTGATGTAGACAAGGAAAGACTTAAAACATTGCTAAAAACATTATACGTTGAAGCACAACATTACGAACAAGCATGATTAGATTTACAAAGATCAGATGGAAAAACTTTCTTTCAACCGGTGGCCAATTTACAGAAATTGATTTTGAAAGTTCGCCCTCAACTTTAATTGTGGGTGAAAATGGCGCAGGCAAAAGTACAATTCTTGATGCTATTTGTTTTGTATTGTTTAATAAACCTTTTAGGAATATTAACAAGCCGCAATTAATGAATACAATTAATGGTAAGAATCTTATTGTTGAGGTTGAATTTAGTATTGGTCAGAAAGACTATAAAATAATTCGAGGAATAAAGCCCGGCGTATTTGAAATATACTGCGATGGCGACATTCTTAATCAAGATGCAGCTGTAAAGGATTATCAAAAGTATCTTGAAGAAG